TTGGATTTTTTTTTAAATATAAAAAATTTTTATTTTTTTTTAAAGGTATATAAAAGTAGCTGGCAATTGAGTCCCAAAAACTGGCTGGATTATTGACTATGATAACGGAGCAACCGGTTCCTACAGCGCTTCTAATATGACAAAACTATTCCGTTTTGAATCACTGCATGCTGGTGAAGAAATTCAAAAAGAAATTTTAATAGCTATTGAAGATCTTAAACTAGCAACAAATGCAACGATTTATCCATATGGGACTTTTACAGTAAAAGTTATGAACATGGCCGGTGGAACACTTGAGAAGTATTCCGGCTGTAATCTTGATCCAAACTCTCCAAACTTTATTGCTCGTCGAATTGGTGACATGTACATGGAATGGAGTGAAACAGATCGTCGTTATCGTTCTTACGGTAATCATATGAATGTATCTGATTATATTCGTATTAAGATGTATGATGAAGAACAAAACTATAAATCAACTGCTCTTCCATTTGGTTTCTATGGACCAGGTCGCCCAAAAGGATTTAATGCAATTAGTAATTCTGCAGGAGCTAAAGCATATGGAGCAGATTCTGCATTTTCAGAAGCTTTTGTTGTAGGATCTGGTTCAATTCCTGGTTGCGATAGCGATTCAGAATTTATTGAAATGGGAACTGTCGTTTCTGCTAGTTTCACTTTCCCTTCTATGACTTTGAGAAAAAGTGGTTCTGATGGCTATTCTGCTAATCCTTACAAAACTTACTTCGGAATTCGTCCAAAAGTTGACTCTAACTCTTCTATGCATGATGAAGATTATGTCGATTATGTAAGAATGCTTCCATCCACTTATCTAGCGCAGGCTCATAATGTAACAGACGATGGGTTTGAATATTCTTTCATCTTCTCACTAGACGATATTGTAATTGATGAAAACCTCAATACTGTCGTTTACACTGAGGGATCCCGTACAGCTGGAACATCTTACACAGCAACCTCTGGTAGTTCTGCTCTTCTAGACAAAGATGTTAAACAATTCGTTATGCCTCTCTTTGGTGGATTTGATGGAATGGATATCAAGTACAAAGAGCCAATGGCAAATGAATTGATTGGTACCGGAGACACAGATACAACAAACTATATTGTTTACTCTTTGAACAAAGCTCTGGATTCTATCTCTGATCCTGAAACAGTTCCTGCATCTCTTCTTGTAGCTCCAGGTTACAAAAAGCCTCAAATTACTGATAAGGTTATCCGTGTAGCTGAGTCTCGTAAGGACATGCTTGCCGTTATTGATCTGGAAAATGATTACACTCCATCATATGAATCACGCGACTCGCAATCACAACGCCTTGGTTCTGTTACCTCTACAATTTCCAGCATTAAGAATCGTCAAATCAATTCAAGTTATGCTTGTGCTTACTATCCCGCTGTCCAGATTCAAGATAACTTGAACAACGGCGAGCGTATCTGGGTTCCATCATCCGTAGCTGGTGTTGGAGCAATGGCTCAATCTGATGCTTCTTCTGATCTTTGGTTTGCACCTGCCGGATTTAATCGTGGTGGACTTGGAAATCTTGGTGGACGATCTGGGCCTCGTGTTCTTCAAGCGCGTCAACGTCTTGATGCTTCTGAGCGAGATAAACTATATGAAGTTAACATTAACCCAATTGCAACATTCCCAAATGAAGGTGTAGTTGTATTTGGACAGAAGACTCTTCAACAGACTCCATCTGCTCTTGACAGAATCAACGTTCGTCGTTTGATGATTTACCTCAAAGCAGAAATCAGCAAAGTTGCACAGACTATTTTGTTTGACAACAATGTTCGTTCTACTTGGGCACGTTTCAAATCTCAAGCAGAGCCAATTCTAGAAGATGTTCAGTCAAAGTTTGGACTCACAGAATATCGATTGATTCTTGACGGAACAACTACTACACCAGATTTGATTGACCGCAATATCATGTACGCAAAGGTTTTCTTGAAGCCTGCAAGAGCAATTGAATTTATCGCGATTGACTTTGTAATTACAAGAACAGGGGCAGAATTTGCCTAAGCCAACTATTTAATATAGATTCATAGGAGAACTTAATAATGGCATTTTGGACTAAAGCAGCAATAACCGACAGAGATCCTAAAAGAAATTTTAGATTTCGTGTTCTAATTGGTGGAATACAAGACGAAGTAAATAACTCTGTCTGGTGGGCGAAAAAAGTCACCAAACCTAACTACACGGTTGCCGAGAGCAAGCATGTATATTTGGGACACACATTTTATTACCCAGGAAAGGTTGAATGGCAAGCCATTTCTATGACACTTGTTGATCCTGTAAGTCCGGGTTCTCTAAATCGTCTTAACAAAGTAATTACACAGTCAGGTTATGTTATTCCAGGTAACGCTAATATGCTCAGAACACAATCAAAGGGACAAGCTGTTGGAGCACTTGGTAACGTTGTAATTGAACAACTTGGTGCTGATGGTATACCTGTTGAGACTTGGACTCTTCAACGACCATTTTTGAAATCAGTTAAATTCTCTGATCTAGATTATGAGAATGATGATCTTTCAACTATCGATATTGAATTGCGATATGATTGGGCAGTATGTTTGACAGCAGACGGTAACACAAGTGCTCAGAGCTCTTTCAATCCTGTCGCTGGAAGTTAACAAGGTAAATAAATGTCATGGTGGACAACCAATAATAGAATACATCCAAAAGCCAAAGACAAGTTTATCGTTGTTTTTGGTTCTACTTTCTTTATACCGTCTGTCAAATCCGTGGGAAAACCAAAAGTATCTTTTGAAACAAAAGAATTTAGATTAATCAATCATAAGTTCAACTATCCCGGCAATGCTACATGGGAGCCTATCACCATTAAGTTTGTTGATATGAATGGCGATATAAACCCAAAACAAAGACACGAGATTTTTGACACAGCAGCGTTTCTTTGGCAAGTCATGAATAATACCGGATATCGATATCCCTATATTAACACCTCAAATTATAAAGATCCCGTGTTTAATAATGGAAAAGATGGAACAACAGGTCATTGGATTGGAACAAAAATTGACACAGAAAGATCTCCTGGTGGTTACAAATATATTACAACTCCGGAAAAATCAAGCACAATTGCAAATTCTTTTGGTGCCGGCTTAAGTGGTGTAAGAGACATGAAAGCGGCAAGTTCTGCAAAACAAAGAATATCAATTTATCAAATCGATCCAGATGGATACACAGTTGAACTTTGGCACTTGGTCAATCCAATTGTAAAATCAATAGGATGGGGTGACTTAGATTATACTTCTAATGATCTTGTTGAATATGAATTGCAAGTTGTTTATGATTGGGCAATATTAGATAGAGAAGCAATTGGAAAAGAACCAGAATATAGCGGAACAGAATACACAGAGTTCATGAAAACAATTTATGTTACAAATCAAATAGACATTAATAATGCACTAGAAAAAAGAATCCAAGAATTGAGACAATTAGATGAAAAACTTGATGGTACAGAAGCAGGTCTTGCAAGAGATAGACGAGATTTAGATGCTGCAATAATGGATGCAAAAATGATAGTAGACCCAGGAGAAAGAGAACAAGCACTAGAAGATTTGATGAAAGATGCATACGTAATCGATGAAAAAGAGAAAATGTTAAATAAGCTGAGACAAGAACAATTAGAACAACAAGAATCAATCTTAGAAGAAGCAAGAAAAATTGATGAGTCTTTGGCAGAAACTTTAGAAAATGAACTTAGACAAGAATTAAACATCAAAGAAGAAGCATTTATTACAAGTCAAAATGCCGAGGATAGCTTGCAAGATGAACTCAAAGAAGAAATTGAATTTGCACGAGCAGCGAATGAAGGGTACACAGATGTAGAAGGGTTTATGCAAGCAACCGGCAACCAGTTACCACAAGGAGAAGGAGATCCTGAAGAGCTACAACCTTTTACAGGACAAGGAAATACATTAACGCCACAAGAACAAGAACAAATAGAGCAAGATGAAGCAATGAGGCAACAACTTAGGGAACAATTTAGATTGGAAGAAGAAGGGTTCAAAGAACAATATGGATATGATATGTATTCTCCACAAGGTAATGTACAAAGTGAAATCATCGATTTGGAAGAAGACCTTGAAAAAGCCAGAGGAGAAGTGCAAGATGCTCAGGAATATGTTGATGAATTAAGTGGAGTTTGGGGCGTAGTTTCTGATGTTTTAGATTCGTTTGGAGCTGATGTAACCACAAGAGAAGATAAGCTCGAAGACGTAGCAACTCTGCAGGGAGAAGTAACACAAATTGTAGAACAAATACAAGAGAAACAAGAAGAAATAAACGTAATAAATCAAGCGCAACAGCAATATGGATTTGAATCACTAAGTACATATAGAGTTAATAAAGAGACCGGTGAAATTCTAATTACCGGCATTAAAGGCGGTAAAAGGACTAGTCAGAAGATTAACACAAATCAAGAAGAAGAATAAT